CGTGACCGTTCATCAACAACTGTGCGTCTTCCATATTTTCTGCTACGCCAACTCCCCACATCTGATATGGGTTGATTTCGTACGGGAATACGTGGAATGGAATACGAGCAGGTGTGAATGGATTCAAGACGCAGCGTAAGATTTCTTCACCACAAATCCATACGTTTACCTGTACCTGATCGAGCGGACCCATAGAGGCTGGCACATCCATGCCTGCTTCGTTAGCCATCTTTGCATCGAGTACGCCCCAGTATTCTAAGACTTCGAAGCGGTTCTCTTGATAGTAGGCTTCTGTTTCATCTTCGCGGATGGTATCTTCATAATACTTGTCGGTGTAGTTCGAACCTTTAGCAATTGCATTTTCAATCGCCTCTGCGTAAAAGTACGGATGACTAATCAAACCCCGAAGCTGCTGGCGATTCATACGATGACGCTGAATTACGTATTCGGCATCTTCCATGTTCGTTGCAGATGGATCGGGGTGAAAGTCCCATACAGATACGTGTTCGATGCGGGGAACAGTCTTTTCGTACGGAGCATATACCCGCTCGTTGTTTTCATCCCGCTCCCAACGATGGACTCGTTTGTAAAAGTTAAACGGTCCTTTGACGATACCCGTACCCAAAAGAGCAGACTCGAAGATTGCACTTCGGAATACATTCACAGCACTTGTGTCCAAAAGCTGATCGTGGATTTGCTTTTCCATGTTCAAGGCTGTCTTTTGCGCTGGAGAGATTTGTGGCTCACCTGCAAGCGACGGACCTTCTGCTAGTGGAGCACCTGCGTATCGTTTGTCTAAACCACCTAGAAAGTTGCTAGGCTGAGAAGCGGATGTCGCACCCGGTTCTAAAATTCTACCGTCCCCTTCGTAACCGTACGGATCGATGATATCATCCAAAGGTGTCTTCAGATGAGCAAACTCCGCAATTCCTTCAGGAACGGGAGTTGGTTCGATGACGAGTGGAAACTTCTTGTTCGCAAACAAGATGTCAATGATCTGCCCGTAAGCAGCCAAGACCTTTGTTTTGGTAATCTTGATGAATACCCTTGAGCGTTCAGTTTCCCGATATTGTGTCGTAGAGTCGTAAATGCCACGAAAGTTTTTAAATGCTTTTAGCCAGCGTTGCTCGTAAGCATACCGACCGTTTTCAGAATCTTCAAACTTACGACGAATGTAACCGGCAAGACCCGGCATTTTTTCGTCTGGCGAAACGACCATTACGGCATCGTCGTCAGGGGGCTGTAGAAAATTTTCAGACATAGGTGTCCTTAATAGTCGCGTTGTTCAGCCAGTTTCATAACTGAAGGATCGACTGCTTTCTTTGTCATTTTCTTAGGCATGTCTTCGGTCAATACACCTTGCTTTGTTTTGGTGTTGAACTCAAGACCTTCCCGATACAGTTTGTTGCAGCCCATCATGTCGTCAACGCTAGTTTTGTCGCTTGCCATGATATAAGCTGGACCCATGTTCATGTTCATTGGTTAGTCTCCCAGATTATGGTGTGTAGGAAATGAAGCCGGTAGCATCTTCACCAGAACGAGCGGCCCCTCTCGCTTGGCGTAATCTTTCTGGATTAGAAAGAAAAGAAGTAGGTACGTTTTGTACAGCGTCCGGTATACGTACCGGCTCTGTCATCTGTGGTTGTGCTGCAGGAACTACAGTATCTGCGCTAGGAGCGGCAGGTTCGCTACGTCGAAAGAGTTCCGGTTGATCTGCCATCATCCGCTCAACAGGACGGGCTGAACCGGGGTCTGCAACTGGAGAAGCCATAGATTGTCCTGCTGCAATTACGTCACTAGGAGCAACAGGAAGAAACTCTGTAGCACCTGCTGCAGTTCCAATTGGACCCGCTACCGAACTAGGAAGCCCCAACGCTTCTGCTTGTTGAGTGACTGCGCTACGAGTTTGTTCTGCAGCGATAGCAGCTAAACCGATACCAACAGGGCCAGCCAACATTTTGAAGGGCTTTGCCATCTTGAGAGCCTTCTGCAAGAAGGATTCTCCTGATGCGACTTGCGCTGCCTTCTTCGATCCGGCTTTGGCTTCTGCAAGTTTGCGTTCTGCTTCGGCAATCTCCGGGGCACGTGCTGCCCGTTGCATCATCTTTTCTTCGGCTGCTGCAGCTTTCTCTTGTGCAGCGAGTTCCGCTGTGGCTGTTGCCTCTGCAGTCTTTGCTGCCCGAAGTTGTTCGCCCTGTGCAATTTGTTCTGGAGTTGCCTGTGTAGGTTGAACCGGTGCTTGCGACGGAGTTGCCATCGCATCGACTTCTGGGTATTGTGCGTTGAACTCTGGAGGTAGGTCTAAACGAAGGGCTTCGCCTAATCCTTTTGCATCTGTGGCACCGACAGCATCTGCCATCATCTTTTCGTAGGCTACTAAGATTTCACCACGTTGCTGTAAACCACTGATATCTTCTACATCAGTATAGTATCCTGTCATAACTTTGTCAAGTAAACTTTCACCAGAACCTTTGTGACTGATGATTTCACTTGCAAGGTCAGGACGACCAAGTTGGTTAGCAATGGCAGAAGCAGTGATACGACGAAGATCAGTATAGCCAGAAGGTTTAGTCAAAAGTTTATTTTGTACATCTTCTGGAATCTTTGGAAAGACGTGCTTTTTTAGGGCTGCGCTGATCTTCCCTGTTGTCATGTTTGGAAAGAGTTCACCTGTAGGGCCAGCAGCATCAAAGCGACGATTTAGGATTTCACGAAGAACCGGACCTGCCGGTTTATCTGGTCCCTTTGCCTTACGACCACCACCTGTAGCTACTTCTGGATCACGAGCAACGCCAGCTTCCCTATCATAGAATGGACGAACTGGTTTGGACCGTGTAGCAAGCGCACGGGTTGTACGCATGTTAGACAAGTCTTCTCCGCGATAGCCCAGCAAAGATGCCATGACAGCATCTCGTGTAATAGGGTCAGGAATGTCACCAATGCCCTGTAAGACCGATTGAAGGACTTCAGCAGGTATAGCACCCTTTGCAAGCTTACGGGTGCCCTTAGAGGCTCCTGTGCGCGATAGCTTCAATTCTAATACGTTATCAGATGCAGTCTTGAACGGGCGGACGATATTTTTACGAACATCCTCGCTGATACCGCTTCCGGGGGTCTTAGATTGTGTTTCAAAATCAGAAAAGGACGAACCTAAGTCAATTCCGCCCTTCTCAAGTTTTGTAATGTTATTACTAATGCCGGTTGTGTTACGAGCCGGACCTACGACTTCACGTGAAAATGTCTTTTCGAACTTGCTGTAGAAATCTTTTGTTTCATCTAGTTCAGCAAGAATAGGCTCGTCAGGTACGCCGTCGTTGTACATCTTTGCAATGAACGCATCACCAACAGTTTGATTGCCGGAATCAATTCGTGCACGTACTTCTTCTAAAGATGGAATGTCGCCGTCAGGAAACAACGCTCGTTGCATATTCAGAAACGCATCGACAACGGTTTTTTCTTGTTTGGTTAGTTCAGCCATAGGTTAGTATCCAAATACTTCGTCTTGAACCTTGTAAACGTGGTTCTTGATTGCGCCTAACTGTGTGTGAATAGATGCGTAGCCGCTCATGCGGGTCATTACCATGTAACGCAAGGCATCGTATGCGTGATCTTCTGCCTTTGTATCTACGTCTTCGCTGTTGGTTTTTGATAGCGGGATACCAGCAAGCTGTTTGATGATATGCTGGCAGTTGGAGAATACTCTGAGGCGGGGTTCTTCTGTGTACGGATCGTCACCCAAGCGGCGGTGAACTTCCATCTTTCCTTGAATGCGGTTGCGATCTGAAGGAGTCCAGCGAACACCTTGCCGCATCATAACTTCCGCAATAGACGGCCCAAAGCCTGTCTTATTCCAGCAGGAAGAATCGAGTACGGTATAGTGAGGTTGTGGATCAAGTTCTTCTGCTTCTAGTATTTTATCAGCTAATTGCTCCGCTGTCAAGTGCTTTGCATACAACTCACGATAAACCCAAATATTGTTATCCCAGTCAATAGCCCCCCACAGAACGCACGACGGCGCGGAGTAGCCGTAGTCCGCCGCTCTAATGCGAGGCCAATTGGTAGGTAAATCGAAAGGTTCGACAACGTGTTTACTCCGTGAAAATTCAGGGAAGGCCGCTCCCTCTGCCACATCCCAATCCCCTTCGAGAAGCCTCTTCCGCTCGACTTCTGGGAGCGATCTCAACATGGCTTCGTATTGACCGTCTGCCATGAGGTG